GCTAATTACAATAATCGCAACTTAATTAAATCGGGAGGTTAAATGGTTGTTAAAGTTGGTAAAAAAGAATGGGATGTAAATGATTGCACATACGCAGAACGGCGGGAGTTACACAAACTCAATGCAAAGGTCTGGTGGGATGGCAAAATGGACGTGGAATCATATTACGATGTTTTGGAAAAAGTGGGTGCGATTGCCGGACTTGGGGAAAACGACTTCAAGGATATGGATATGCCGGATGTCGATTCAGTTCTTCAGGCAGTTTTTCTTGAATACTTGGGACTTCAACCGTCAAAAAAAGATTCCGGGGGTTGAGCCTTGCGGTTTGGTGTTGGCAGTTTGGGATGCCAGAACCGCGTGATGTTTATAGATGCCTCCCCTATACTGTGGCTCGACTCCCGGTTACTTATAAACACGATCCGGTGCGAGTGCAAACAAAAGAAGATATATGGAATATCATAAATGAATTATGCAAACCAGAAGAAAAGTTTACTGATGGTCAAACTTTGTTTCACATGGTCCCGTTCTTTGCAGACTGCAATCAAATTGTCGAACCCTGGATGATGGAAATGATAAACGAATTTAATTACGTTACGCGGTTTAATATATCGCTTGGAAATCTGGATGATATTTCGGCACATCGTTTGGACTGTTTTTCAATTATAGATCGGGAGATAAACGCCTGTATGGAACACAAAGCAAAGCAAGATAAAGATGGCATCAATTAAAGATTTACTTATAAAACTGCGAGTTGTTGGTGCAAACAAATCAACTACGAATATAAAAAAGGTTGATAAATCAATGGTGTCGCTTGGAAAAGCGGCACTTAAAACTGGTGCTGCTTTTTTTGCAGCCAGAGCCATAATAAGTGCATTACAAGAAAGTGTAAAACAAGCAGAAGAATTTACCCTTGCAGTTGCCAAAATGGAAGGTGTAATGAGATCGATGAATCGATTTACACCACAAGCATCAAAGGGACTTCAAGATTATGCCGATAGCCTTCAAGAAATAACCAGATTTTCCAATACTGCAATATTAGAAGGGATAACATTCCTTCAAACATATAAGCAGATCGGTGATGAAGTGATGCCAAGAGCAATCAACATGATGACTGATTTGGCTGAATTAATGGGCGGTGATATGCGGACGGCGGCGAACATGGTCGGTAAGGCAGCAATGGGATTGTCTGGAGAATTGCGGCGTGTTGGTATTACTGTTGATGAAGATATTGCTAAATCTGGCGACTTTGTTGCTATTCTTGCAGCAATAGAAGAACAGGTTGGTGGAGTAGCAAAAGCAGCCGGGGAAACACTTGCGGGATCACTTGCACAGGCAAAACATTCTGTTGATGATTTACAAAGAGAATTAGGTTTATTACTTGCACCTTCAATCGATAATGTTGCCGGGAAAGTGGCAATTTTAGCAAAGGGTTTACGAGAGTTATTTCAACCTGAAACAAGAGATACAACAAAATTAAGAACAGAAATTGCACACATACAGGCCGCATTAGATAAAAGACTCAAAGGTCCAAGACCGGAATCGGCGACTGTTGAACTTTTACAAAAACAATTACAAACATTAAAAGAGCAACTTCAAACTCGGAAAGAATCAGAAAAGAAAATTATTGTTGCCCAACTTATGCAAAGTGAAGCGGCAGTAGCCGCCCAAAAACACAAAGAAGCGATGGAAAAAACTGCAAATTTTGCTGCCGCAACGGGGGCATCATTAATGACATCTGCAATCGCCGGGGATAATATGGGTGAATCTTTAAAACGAGCCGCAATACAATTAGCGGTTATGGTTGTACAGGCAAAGATTTATAATGCGTTAATGAAAACGGGGGGTATTTTATCAGGTGGTGGTGTTTTTGCTACTATTGGATCGTTTCTTTTCGGCGCATCACCTACACAGGCCGCACCAAGCGCGGGGATGGCATCTTCAAGTAGAATTACAATCAATCAAAACTTCGGCGGCATGGGTGTTATCGACCATAATTTTGCCGCCAACTCAATCATTCCCGCCATCAATAAAGCGATTTCGACAGGACAGGCGAGGATTGGGTAAATGCTCTCATTCGATACTGCGCTAACCAACGCCCTTAAAAATAGAAATACAACGGCGTTTTGGGTTCTTAAACTATATTATAACGATGAATCTGCGTTCATAGGTGTAAGCGACCGCCATCGGCAAGATGGAACTGATATTTATTATGGTCTTGTAACTTCATTTGGGAATTTCCGTCAGTCTTTAGATTTTTTTAATTTTACAACCTCTATTGGAAACATCGTTGTTAATCTTATCAATACTGAAAAGAGTATTCAAGGCGGTCGTTTTTCCGATCTTCTTTCCAGTTACAACTTTGCAAATCGCAAGTGGGAATTATTTTTAAATACAAACGAAACAACCACTTTAGATACTGCTGCCCGAATGATTGGAACTGGTACAATTTCTGGCAATATAAAATACGATGAAAATAATGTATCCCTTGATTTGGTAGATTATTCGGGAAAATATCATAAAAGGATTCCAAAGAATACAGTTGCAATCGGAACTTATGCTAATGCACCAAAGAACAATGTAAACAAGCCAATTCCCGCATTTTGGGGCGATTGCCATGACCAGACCGATATTGGTACAATACCCACATCTGGGGCAAACTTTGATCGACATTTTACAAAAGGAAAATTTCCGGCAATCGTTGTTGATGAATGGAATGAAACAAACGCCAGGACGGAAGCACTTGTTGATAGTGTTGCCGTTCATACTTTAGATACTGAAAATGTTTATATGGCTATTGCAGATAGATACGGTGCGTGTAATTCTTCTAATGTAACCATTGATGCTGCCAACTATAAAATAACAGCCTTGGGAACTGATTGGCGTGTTTATGTTTCTCCTAAATCTCATAGTACATATTCAGGTGAAACAAATTATGCCAATGCTTTTGATGAAGATTTTAGCACGACAGGGTATCAATTAGTACGTTTAGGTAACGGGGCAACGTCAGTTGGATTCAGAGTCGGTAAACTTCCAAACTTGGGAATACTAACAGCCGTAAAAGCACTTTTAGGATTCGGTAATTTTACTGGATCAGCACCAAATGTTAATTTCAAACTGTCGGCTGCTTCGGGTGCGGGTGGATCGATCATTGGAACTATTACTTGGGACGGGGGCGATCAAGAAGTTACGATGACCTCAATTTGGGGTACAGGCGATCAGGCTTCTTGGAATATAGAAGAAGTCTTTTTTCTGACACTTGATAATACTGGCGGATCGGGAAGCATGAATGTTTACATTGATGAAATTGGCCTTGAATTTCAAATTGAACCTTCACAAACTTTTGAACATGATATGTCTTACGTTGAAGAAGTTACTGGATCACGGTATGTATCTGAAAAATACGATAAATCTGGATCGGCGGGGGATCGAATAGAAACAACTAAAAGAATAATCAGAAGCAAAACATTAACAAGTCCGGCAACAGTTGATTATTTATATTTCTCTGGAAAAGGTCGAAAATACGGTGCGTGGATCGATACGGTAAATAGTGAAGATAGAACCGATGAAAACGGTGATGCTGCCGATCCCGGTTATGCTGCGGGTGCTTTCATTGAAAATCCAGTTTATATTATCGAAGATATATTAAGGACTGAATTGGGATTGGATTCTTCCACAACGGGGATAGATATTGATATTGAGTCTTTTGATTATTCGGGAAATACAACCGATGGCTTTGTTGGGGATACTTATAACGATGCAGTTGGCGATATAGAATTTGCATTTTCACAATATAAATTTATTGATTCACAAGATTTGATAAATAAAATATGTCGCCAGATTTGTGCATGGGTATTTATTAGCGGGGATGGAAAATTTAAGATAAAAAGTTTAAAGCATACTGACGACTATTCTTCATCAGATCAGACCGTTGATTTCCGTGATATTACTTTAAACAGTATATCCAAGACTGCCTTGAATAATGTTAGAAACGACATTACAGTTAATTACAATTTTGATTATAAAAAGAATCAAAATTTAAGCAATGTAAATACGGCATCTTCAACATCAAAAGGAACGACAGTTAATGGTTATAATATATCTGGCGGATTAAATCTTGAAATAGATGCAGATGGCATTATTGATTCAACAACGGCAACAAAACTAACTGCTGCATATTTAGCGTTTTTTAAAGATCAAAAAGACACAGTTGATTTTACTTCCGTGAGTCCAAAATATAAT